TCGATTTACTATTATAAACTTACTTTCAAAAGTTAAACAATACATAGAACACATAATTGACTCATCTTCAATATCTACGATACGAATAACACGTATATTCCGTCGCAATTTACGTAATTTATCTTCGTCATTCTGAAGAACAACACCAACTGGTTTACTCTTATGCCTAGGAGTATTATCATATGCTTGTCCTTGGAAAGCAGCCTTAACGCCACTAAGGAACATTTGAATAATGGATTTAATCAATTTATAAACGCCTACTGCTGCTACTCCTAGCATGCTAACTGTTGCAACTCCAAATACTGCATAGCAAAGACCTTTCCAACATTTTTCCTTATTAATTACTGATTCCATTTCTGGTTCTATCAAATAATACATTTCTTGTGCTGTTAAAGTTTCATTCTCCCAGTTCTTTCCATTCTTCAATTTATAAATTCCAAGACACTTTAATTCACTTATAAACATTTCTTTATATTCTTCATAGTCGCCATCAATTCTACTTGCTCTAATGTTTGCCATACAATCTCGTATAGCATCTTCTCTACTATAATCATCAACATCATAGTATTCCGCATCACCAGCTTGTAAAGTTATAGTTGACAATGCACTAGTCAATTTAGTATGAATATTTTGTTTATTGTGGTAATCATCAACCAAGTGAGTTACAATACTTCTAAACGTAACACTCGATCGAATATGACCACCAACTACATCGGTATAGAAGAAATGCCATTCTTGATCAATCATATCTATTAATTGCTCAACAGTTTTCCCTTCCAAATTGTTGGCTAGCCATGACGCCGCTTTTGATCCATCTTGATTCTTTGTAGTAATTGTCCACGCATTTACGAAGCGCGTACACAGTGCTTCTGGATGCATTAGTCCATGAACGTTAGCAAAATTTGAACTATTCGTAGTAGCTAATATGAACTTGGATGAAAATAATCGGCCTTTCTCCTCTAATTTTGCCATTTCAAGTGGAGTCTGGGTACACGATATAAGATTTATCATATCCGACGCATCCTTTGCTTCAATTTCTTTTAAAAAATCATCTACATACATTACCTTTTGACCAGTATAACCGTCAAAAAAATGGACATTCTGCCCCGTGGGACGTGCCCAAGTACTAAATTGTGCTTGACTTGCTGATTCACACAGTTTTGTT